AGCTTCGACCATTTGATCTTTGGCTAATTCTACTAGATGTCCAACAGCATTCTCTACCCAATCTTGTGGATCAAGTGCTTGGTTAGCTAAAACTTTATATTGTATGTCTGTAATTTCAAAAGTTACGTTTCTCATTTTTTATCCTCTACTCGTATTTATCCAATTAGGTATCCGTTAAAGACACTGTGTGCTCCGTGGAATCTATGTTGATTTCCTCTCCAGAAAATCCAAACACTTATGTATTGTCCTGCATTCATATATGTACCTAGGTCAGCATATAAACCGTGTGCTAGGTTGTTTCTGCCGCCGTGGCGCCAAATACCGTGCGGTGTTCTACCACTTTGCATAGCAACACTACCGTTTCTGCCGAAGCTAAAGTGTACATAGTTACCGGTTGAGTTGGTATCATTACGTGAATATGTCTGGAACTGGAATTGATAGAATCCTGCTGTTGGTGCATAAAATCTTCCGTTACCGTTTTGGAAGTTGGTGCCGCCTCTTTGATAAGAGCTCCAACCAAAGTTACCGTTTAGTTCTCTCCATCCCGGACCGCCGTATGAGTTTGAATATCTCCAACCACTTGTTCCTGTAGCGTGGAACATAGGAGTTCTTTCTCTAGTAACATTATTTCCTCTTGTACGCATAGCTTCGCTGCCAGCTGTAACAAGTATAGTGTCGTTACCACTGTAGTATATACCTGTGTTATTGTCACCGCTCGGGCCGATTGCAGTAGTGCTAGTTGAACCATTTGTTAGGCGTAAATTTGTAACTTGATCACCGCTTTTATTCATCGGAGTATATCCTAAGTTACCAACTGCTGCGCCGCTTGCTAATTTACTACCTGCAATAGCAGCACTTCCTGAAATATCACCGTCTACAATATCTCTATATGTAATTGATTTGCCACTCCAATCCAAACTACCTGCAAGTTCAGTTGCAGCAACAGCATTGTCAGAAAACTTTGCTTCTGTAACTGCGCCTGCGTCTATCTTTGCCCCAGTGATTTGGTTTGCACCAATATCTTCAGGTAATATACTTCCATCTACAATAGCGTGTGCGTCAATCTTTTTAAATGTATCATATATTGCCATATTGTTATCCTATTAAATATCCACACCACTGTGTGTGATTACCGTGGTGTCTACCTTGGTTGCCTCCAAAATAAGGTTGCGGTGAAAAATATTGTCCAGCATTTGCATAAACAACAATACCACACATAATTCCTGGTGTATAGTTGTTTCTAACACCGTGTGAGAAAATTGTATGAGGAACACGGCCCGTAGTACTTGTACCTACTCCGCTGTTTCTACTGATATTCCAGTGCGTGTAACCGTTTGTGTTATTGTTGTTGTTATACCAATAACTTTGCAAATACACATAATAGTAACCTGCAACTGGAACTGTTACACGACTGTTGTTACTGGTTGTAATACCTCCATTGGTACTATAGTTATAACCCATGTTGTCTAGTTCACGCCAGCTACCTGGACCACCGTAAGAGTTTGCATATCTCCAGCCGCCTCTACCACTAGCTACCCATGCTGGTCTATCTGACTCTAGTGGGCGGCCGCTGCTGTCAAACACCAATTTTTGATTGCCGCCTGAACGTATTTCAATATTATCTGCACTAAATCTAAGACCACTTGTAGTTGCACCAGAACTTGCAATATAGTTTGCATTATCATAGATAATTTGACCTGTCATTGTATCACCTACTTTGTTAACAGGTGTATATCCTAAGTTGTCTACAATAGCACTACTTGCCATTTTGCTGCCGGGTATTGTACTGCTTGCAAAATCACCGTCAACAATTGATCTGTAAACCATAGTTTTTCCAGAAATATCAAGACTGTTTGTTAGCTTTCCGCTAGTAACTGCGCCGTTTACAATATCAACAGTTGCAACAGTATCTGGAGCAAGTTTGCTTGCTTCAATTGCGCTGTCTTGGAATTTTTCGCTTGTTACTTCGCCGTCGATAACAGCTCTTGTTGAAATTTTCTTAAAACTATTGTAAATTGCCATTTTGTTATCCTACCAAGTGTCCGCTAAATATGTGATGACCTGCGTGGTGTCTACTATTACCGTTAGCATGCCAGCGAACATATAGACTTACATATTGTCCAGCATTTAGATATAATACGCTGTTATAGTTTGCACCGTCATCATAGTTGTTTCTGTTACCGTGCATGTTAATTGTATAAGGTGTTCTACCTGTTGGTGTTGTACCTGTTGAGCCGTCACGACTGATAAACAAGTGTACATAACTATTAGTACCGTTACTGTTGTTAAGTAGATACCACATAGTTGAGAAGTGATACCAGCCTGATACAGGCGCAGTGTAGCGTCCGTTGCCAGTACTAAAGTTACTACCACCGTACTGGTGACTAACTTCCCAGTTCATAATTGAATTAAGTTCTCTATACCCTGTACCACCGTATGAGTTAGAATACAACCAACCCGGTCTTCCTACAGCACTAAACGCAGGTTTTTGTGGATACGTTACTCTAGCACTTGAATCAATTCGCATAGCATCACTACCGTTAATGCTAAAACGCATGTTATCTCCACTTGGAAAATATACACCTGTATTACCGTCTGAAGAACCTCTAATTGCAGGGGACGAAGCACTACCAGCAATAGTATTAAGTCTACCCGTCATTGTATCACCTGCTTTGTTTACAGGTGTATAACCTAGGTTTGCTACGGCTGCGCCGCTTTGTAATTTGCCTGCGGCAATATTAGCACTACTAGATATGTCACTGTTTACTATAGGTCTATATGTAACAGTTTTTCCGCTGATATCCAAGGAAGCAGCAAGTTTATCAGTTGTGATTGCACCAGGTGCAATCTTAGCTGTTGTGACAGCTCCATCTGCAATTTTAGCCGTTTGTATCGTTTGTGATGCAACGTCTGCAGTGATAATTTCTAAGTCAACAACAGCAGCGGAATCAATCTTTTTAAATGCTGAATATAAAGCCATAATAGTTCCCTTAAGTTGTGTAAATTCTCCAACCTCTACTTGCATTATAGTATACAAGATCAAAGGCTGCGCCTTGTGTATTAACTGTTAGATCTTCATCTAATCCCATAACAAGTTGACCATTACGTGCTACTGTTAAATTGTTTGAATCAAATGTATAACCTGCATCAAAAATTCTAACAATGTCACCTTTACTTGGTACTGACGGTAAAGTTAAGGTTATGCCGCCGGCACTTGTGTCAACCCAGTATGTTTTGTTTACATCTGCACCAATATTTGCAGCAACGTCAACGTTTGGAAACTTTTGAACTTTGCCTGCGCCTACTGCACCTGAGTGTGTTTTTCTACCCATAACCTTATCCTTATTCTGTCGCTGTTTCAAGTCCCATTACAACACATGTAACGTCTGCATCGTCTGCTCTTACAACGATTTGCTTGCCTGTGTCCATAACAATACCTGTTCTTTCAACAACACCGTTACCTAAAATTTCAACATCATACTCTAGGTATTCTTCGTTTGCTGGTGTGCCTGTTGCTGCTAGTGCTAACCTTAAAGCTCTTGGGCTTGCACTTCTATTACAAAAAGCAACAGTCACAACTGAGAAAGTTGTATCTGGTACAGTGTAAACGCTTGTGTCTACACCTGCTGCAAGATCTGCTGCTCCTAATCTTCCGTTTGCCATTTTATTTTCTCTCCATTTTCTTTTATCTTAAGAAGTAATTATATGCTATTGGTAGACCTACTACCCCGCCTTGGAAATTTAACTTCGCTTGTATATTTATCACTGAACTTGCTACCGTTGTAATTGTGTTACCTGCTATGAAAATATCCCCGGCTGTTACACTGTTAACATTCAGTGACGCACCACCGCCACCAATTTGTGCTTCGATGTACGCTTTAATCGCACGTTGCGTTGGCACAACTGTATCACTGTTAGCAGTAAAGAAAGGATCTGTTGAGAACTCGCTAATACTTGCTGAAGCACCACCTAGTGTAACTTCACCTAGTGAAAGTTCTTGTAGACCTGCAATATTAAATGCATCAGCATTCAACGTTGCAATACCAGTTGACTGTTCAATACTAAACAAGTCACCAGCTCTAAAGTTACCGTCTTGGTCAGTAGTTGTAAAGAACACTCTACCGCCTGCGCCAACTTTTGTTTCGTTTGCTTGATCCGGATCCTGTGTTGGTGTTGCAGGATAGTTAGTTGTATCAAATCCACCAGTACCAATGTCTAGGAAATCGTGTCCTGTTAGACGTACTTGCGAATAACGAATTCTAAGTGTTACACTATCACCGTCTGGTGGTGAGTCTGCAACTGCCATTTCTGGTGATAAATTTAAGAACGCTGTATACGTGCCTGGTTCATCACCAATAAACGACACAATGTTAACTAGTTTAAATACCTGATCTGGTAGTGATCCAAACACAACGTTTGAACCTGCTACTGGACGTTCTGTAAGTCTTCTTACAGCTACAAACGTACCAGTTTGGAAGAAGTCAGCTTCACCGTTTGAGTTTGCTGCATTTACTTCTGCACTTGCACTAATAAATCCGCCGCCTCTATTAGCAAAGCTAGGCTGTCCTAGTACACCCTTACCAACTCTTGTTGAAAGCACAACATCATAAATGTTGTTTGGATCGTATACAAAACATTCTGGTGCATCGCCTGTGTAGTTTGAACCAGTATCTTGTAATCTAATTTCAAATACTTTTTCATTTGCTACACCAGCTCTACCTCTTGCTCTAGAACCAATTTTAACAACATTCATTTCGCTTGTTGCTCCGCCGGCGCCACCTACAACAATAAATCTACCTTCACGCTGTGGATTACCAAATCCTACTGGACCTGCTCCTGTTGTAATAGATGTTGTTGCTAGTTCTTGCCATTCTGAACCAAACTCTGAATATGCAACGTTTGTACTATCAGTTCTTGTTGCAACAAACACACCTTGTCCGTATGCAACACTTGTATATGCGCCTGCTGGCAGTGTAATTTCTGTCCAAGTATCGCCGCCGTCTAAACTCATAGCACCTCGGTTGTTGTTGTTACTTACAGCAATAAATCTGTTGTTACCGTATGTTAAGTCTGCCCAGTTGTCCGGATTTGGAAGTGTTTGTATCTGCCAAGTTCCAGACAGTGTTGCTTGTAGTTGATCAATGTATGCAACATTTGTAGTTACTTTATCAATTGCAACAAACTTATCGCCGCCATATGTTAATAGCTCGTATCCAGTTGCTGGAAGTGTTGCTGTTTTTTCTGTCCAGTTTACACCACCGTCTTCACTAAAGAAGTGACTGTCGCTACCTGCATGTACAACCATAAACTTGTTTCTACCAAACGCAATATCGCTTGGTTGATTGATTGTTGTACTGTCTAGTGTTGTGTTAGTCCAACTTGTAAGATCATCTGTTGCATACCAAATGTTATTAGCACTTGCACTGCTCTGACCGATAATAACAGTTGCACTATTTCTTAGCACACTTGAACCGTCATTAATTAAACCGTTTGCAATTCTTACTTGTCCTGTAGGAGCAGTACCTGGAAGTGTTACAGTTGTCCAAGTTGCACCGTCATCGCTTAGATAAATGTCTCCACTAGCATCACTAACAGCAACAAACTGTCCTGCTTTACCTGTACCGCTGAAGTCAAAACCTGTAATTGCACCAGTAGTTGTGTTTATCGCAGTAACAGTAATAGTGATATCATTTGTTGTTGCAATGCCACCTAACCCTGTGCCTGCAAGAGTAATTATTTCATCTCTTGCATAGTTTTTACCGCCTCCATTTAGATCTACAAAATACTTGCTGCCGTTTCTTGTAACATTAAATGATGCTTCAGAACCAAATACACCGCTGTATGTACTTGCTGTTACAGCAGAGTAAATTTTTGCTGTTTCACAATATTCAATGTGTGAAAAGTCTGCTGATACATTCATCGGATCAGAAGTGGCTGATTTTGGAGGTGCAGTAAATGCTGCACTTGGTTCAATTTCATATGTTGATGAACTGTTAGGAGTTGCTAGTGTAAATCCTTTTACAAAATGATCATATCCGTCTTCACATTTAGTTGCAACACCGTCTCCTGAACCTGCGCCTGTAGCAGTAAATATTTGACCTGCTTCAGGATTAGTTAATGAACTAATTGCTGTAAAGTCTGTTGTACCAACACTGTCAATTCTATAGATATCTCCAATTTGGAAGTTACCAGCTGTTACAACAGTTTCTGTTTCTCTAACAACTTCTGCAACTTTCGATCCTGAATTATAAGTTTTAATTAAACCGTGTTGTCCAACACCACTACCGCCTGTAATAATCAATCTCATACCTGGATATGCACTTGAAATATTACCGTCTGTTGCAGCAAGTGTTAAACTTGTAGTTGTACCAGACTGTGCTGTGTTTTGAACATTTAAATATCCACTACCACCTAGTTCGCCACTTGAATCATCTAAATCAAGCACTCTAACTTGGAATGCAGAATCATCTCTAAATTCGTCGCCTTCAATAACTTCGCCGTCGCCTGGTCCAAATATATCATAAACAACTTCAGTATAGTTGTTACCAGCATGTGAATATTCAAAGCTAAACAGTTGATCGGCATCACTTTCAACATTAGCAATTGTAGCGTTGTACTGTGATTTGTTGTCAACAATGCCTGTAATTGGTGTTTCAAAAGGATCAACGCCTTCTGCTACCGAACCAAAGTCACCGTATGAGTTGTTACCGTTTGTTGCACGAATACGTCCGCCTGCTTCTGCAAGATAACCAATGTGTGCATAGTAAGTAAACACAGATACAAGTTCTGCTCTACCGTTGTTAGTAATCCATGCACCAATACCGTCACTAATAACTTGTGTAAAGTCGTTTGAAACAATACTATCATTGCCACCGTTGTGTAATGCGCCGTCAATCTTTTGACCAACTGCTGCTGTACCAAATGTAGTACAGTTTTGTACGTAAGGTGATCTAGAAATAATCCAAACATCTTCGTCGTTTGGTCCCCAACCTGGATCTAGCGATGCATATGCACCTGCTGTTGGACGTTTTGTTCCGTATTCATTGTTTGGACTTAGATCGCCTGTTAGTCCTTGCATTGTTTGTAAACGCAAGCCTGTACCGTTGCGTAGGTAGTAGAAATCTTCTTCCTGTGATCCAATTACGCTGTTTACATAGTATCTTGCAGCTAGGCGTGATTTGTAAATGCCTGGATAGATGCATTGTATGCTATCTGTATAATCTCTGCGATATTTTGCAGGGAATGTCATATCTTCTTTGATTGCATCAATGTATGTATCAATGTCACGTTTACATAGTACTCTGTTGTATTCATATACTGGTAGAACATTCATTGTACCTGTTGTACTAGGTGCAATAGTTAATTCACTACCGCCGTATGTTTCGCTTATTGTAAAGTGTGTTGCATCAACAATTTCTCTTACATAGTAAGTTGTACCTTCTACTAAAGCTGTAACACCGTCTAGTATGTCTGTAAACTTAACTTCCATACCTAGGTGTAACCAAGCTGTACTTGTAACAGTAATTTGGTTAGATGCTATTTCAGAACTTGTATCTTTAAAGTAGTTGTCTACTGTGTTTACAAGTTCTTCTTTAATAAATTCTTTATTAAGTTCTAGCTGACGTCTTGCAGCATACAAGTTGAACTCGTCTGTTTGTACATTCGAACCTTCGTTTGAACTACCAAACAATACAGTATCAATCCATTCAAATGTTTCTTCAAGTCCAGCAATAGCAGTTGCGTTTCCGCCTACATTTGCTTTTGCTTGCTCTTTTGCATATTTAAATGAAGCTAGTGATGCTGCTTTTTGCTCATCTCTAACTGCTGCACTTGGGCGTCTTAGGTAGCTGTATGCAGCAACCTGTCCTGCAAAGTTAGAACCTAACATCCAATCATATCTTGCAGCGTCTAGAATCAAGCCAATGTCTCTCATACACTTAGCTTGGTTGTAATTAAAGTCGCTGTATGTTGTGTTAATATACTGGATTGTATCTAGTACAATTTGTGCTTGTGCGTCATCAACTGCTGTTTTTTCAGTTTGCAGTGTACCACTTACACCTAAAGCAGCTAGATCTGGAAATACTGCTGCTGGAAGACTAGTTGTGTTTCCTGCTGTAATTACGTCGATTGTTAATTGAAGATTATCTTCTACAATAGTAACTTCTGTTGCAGTACCTGCTGTGCCGCTTGTATCTTGTGATTCGACGTTACCAGATTGTGCTGTAACAGTATTTTCTAAAATAATGTCATCTAGTATACTCTTCATATGAGTATAAGCTGCTGCTGTTTCAGCTGTTTGGCCTGCTGGATAAGCAGTGCCATCGATGCCAAAGTATGATTGTGCAATTCTTGTTGAAGCACTTGTACCACCGTACAACAAGTCATATCTTAGAGCGTCTAGTATATAACCAACATCTCTTGCACACTTGTCTGCATCGTATGTAAGTGAAGGATATGTATTTGCTACATATGCGTTTACATCTGCTGCAATAAATGTTCTGTTTGCATTAAGTTGTGCTGCTGCGTTGATTGCATTTGCACTACTTAGGCTTGTATCAAAACTTAGTGCATCTGCTAGTCCGTCACCAGGTGTAGCACCTGTTGTGTAAATTGAACTGTTATCAAGTATGTCTAAAATTTCATCAAATGCTGCATTGCTACGTGTAATTGCTGTAGAATCTGTTAGAGCATCTTCTACTTCGCCTTTTGCAAAACGTATTGCTCCTGAAGTTTCGGTACGCTGTTCTTGTAAATTGTAAGAGTTTGTAGGTCTTGTATAAGCAATACCGTTAAACACTGCATTATAGTTAGTGTTTAGTGCAATATCATAAGGAACATCTGTTAAAATGTTTCTTAAATCTCTACGACATGTTGCTGCATTATATCTAAAGCTACCAAAGTTTTTACTAATAAAGTCAATAGCACCTTCTTTGATTGCTGTATATTCACCTTCTAGTGTGGTTGACGCTGTTGTTAAGCCAGATGCGACACCTGTTAGGTTTGGATATGTAATTGCTGGAGCATTGTCTGGTCCTAGATTAATAATTGTAATAATATCATCTACTAGGTTATCAATTTCTGTTGAAGCTGCGATTGTGCCGCCTACGCCTAAGAACTGCTCTGCAGGTCCTGTTGATAACTGCGGGCTAACTGCTGTGCCTCTACCAACAGCTTTCATTACGTCTTTTAGATATCCGTATGCTGCGATTGTTGCTGATTTTTCTTCGCTGTCAATTTGTAGGTTACCTGAACTACCATCATAATAAGCTAGGCCAGCTGTAACACTTTGCCAGTTACCTGTATAAACTAAGTCATATGCTACTGCATCAATAATAAATCCAACATCTTTTTTACAGCTTGTTCTGCTGTAGTCTAGACTTGCATAGTTTGTAGAAAGATATGCAACAATCTCTTGTTGGATAAATTCTTTGTTTGTAAGCAACAAATCAGATGTTTTTCTAAAATCTGCATCTGTAGAAGCACTGTCTGGCATATCAGTTTCTATTCTTGTCTGCAAGCTACTATCGATATTTCTTTTGATAACTTTTGCAAGTAATTCTGTTGCACTGCGTTCTGCTGGCTGACCTAAAGGAAACTGGGCTACTTGAGTTTCGTTATTGCCACTTGCTGCTGTTACAGTGGTACCGTCTACAACATCACCGATAATTTCACTTAGTCTGTTAAGAGCATGGTAACTAAATCTAAAGTCCTTTTTAGGAGTAAGTGTTGCGTTATCTGATTTTCTTGGTTGTACGTTTGTAGAACGTAGTTCGTCACCTATAATACAAGTTTCTGCAGGTACCCGTATTGGTAGCACTTCGGTATAAGTACCTGTTGCTACTTTTACCAAACTGTTTTTAATTTCTCTTGGTGGAACGTTAGTGTCCTCACCTGCTGTAACTGCATCGGTAATTATTGTACCGAGATCTTGTATTCTTTCAAATACTGTAGCCATTAGTAGTATCCTCCGCCGTCATTGTCGCCGCCGCCGTAGCCACCACTTCCAGTTGCATCTGGATCTTGGATACTTGCATTAACGCCCAATGCTGTTCCTGTGGAGCCGCCAGCTCCGTTATATTCTAGTGTATCAAGCCCTGTAAAGTTTACGTCAAAATACTGTGCTACTACTGCTGTTGAATTATCACCGTTAGTTGTTTGATAATTTACAGCAGGTGCCTCGCCTGCTAGTACTTTTTGTATTAGGCCAATACCGTAATTAATAGATGCAACTGTTTCTGCTTCTTGACCTAGTGCATAAAATTTGCCTGGATCTCTTACATAACGTAGAGCTGCTTCTCTTGATTTTACATTTCCACCGTGTGTTAAGTCGTATATAAATGCATCAACAATATAACCCATGTCTCTTTCACATTTTTCTTGGTTATATGTAAATGCTGTTGTAAACGGTGCAATGTTATTTGTAACTTGATAGTCAGTCCATTCTACAATCTCTCTTGTAATAAACTGTCTATTCATTTCTAGCATACGTGCAACTGCTGGAACTCTTGTTCCTTTTTCAATTTGCTCACATGCATATCTAATTGTTTTAAAAGGCTTATCAATTGTGCGTCCTGCGTCCGGTGCTGGTTTATCAATACCGTGTGGTGCAACATAGTAAACATCGTCTGTAGCACCTAAATATGTCCATTCAGGAATACTATCACTGCTTACACGTAGAACTTGTCCTTCACTACCAACGGGCAATCTTGTTGGACCTGCACCACCGTAGTAAACCAAGTCACCTTTGGTTGTTAAAAATTCTGTTTCTGTTCCAACTGCTAAACTGTTCCAGTATGTACCAGTTGCGTCTTGATCTGGACGAGAGTTTTCTGCGCCTATTGTTGAATAGTCATCACCTTCTGACAAGTGCGCTTGCACACAAACATAACTGCTGCTACCGTAACGTACAACATCGCCTAGAATATATTGTGTGTCATCTGTCCAGGCACCTTTCCAGTTAAGACCACTATTTAATCTTTCCCAGTAAGTAGGATTTGGTGGCTCATTGTTGTTGCTGTCTGCTATACACAAATATGTATAACCGCCGTGTCTTACAACTTCACCTGGTTTATAATCTTGGTTAGAACTATCTTCGCCCCATTCGCCTAAGAATCTAAAGTTCTCAGTAAACAACTGCCAGTTATTTGGATCATCTAATGTATCTGTTGGACGCGAGCCGCTGTGGTTTTCTAGTGCTACATACTGATTACCACCGTAGCGCACAATATCGCCTGGCTGATAAATTTTGTATGTATCCCAATCGTTTTCAAACTGGAAACCTTGTACAAACTGTGTCCAGTTACTTTCATCAGTTGCAAAGTTATTAGTACTTGAGTGAGCGGTTGTGCAAATCCAAAGACTTGCACCGTACTTAACAACGTCATTTAGTTTATATCTAGTTGCAGAACCTTGCCATGCGCCTTTATATTCAATACCGGCATTTAAAGCAGTCCACTTGCTTTGATCTGCTTCAAGCCCTAGAGCGTCTGTTGCGGATGAAGTATGAGCAGTATTACAAACATATGCATATCCACCATATCTAACTAAGTCATTAACTTTATATCTTGTTGTAGTTGACCAAGCACCTTTGAAATCTAATCCTTCACCGAATACATCCCAACTTCCAATGTCTGCTTCAAGTCCAAGTGTTTCTGTTGCAGCTGATGTATGTATCGCTGTACAAACATAAAGTCTTGAACCGTACTTAACAATATCATTAAAAATGTATCTAGTGTCTACTGCCCAGTCACCTTTCCACTGGAAACCATCACTTACAATGTTCCATTTTGGAGGTGTAATATCAAAGTCTAGAAAAAAGTCTGATTGGCTTTCATGACCAATTACACAAATGTACATTTTACCGCCTACAAAGACTACATCGTCTTTGTAATACGTTGTACTAGCTGTCCAGTTACTTTTCCAGACAAACCTAATTCTACCTAGTTTAAATTCTGCCATTTTCTACTCCGCTCAAAGTATTTATCATAATATATATTTTGCTCATTTTTCCTTAAAAACTGCCGTCACTAAAGTCATTGTCTGTACTAAAGTCACTTCCAGCTTCTCCTAAAATAATCATTTGCTTCACCATTGTTCCGCTTATTTCTGAACCTTTATCGATAACCATTCTTCTTGGTAATTCAATTTGTATTCCTGTAGTTGTGTCAATATATTGATTCTCGGTACCTTTGTTACCAATCCTTGTAACACCTGCAACAATTGTACCAGTTTCAAGAGCACTACCACCTTGGCTCAATCTGTTTTGTAAGAACGTTGCAATAGCTCTTTGAGTCGGAACAACGTTATTACTATCTTCAGTAAAGTTTGGATCTGTTGAAAATTCTCTAACAACAGCACCTGAACCACCTAGTCTAACACCGCCTAGTGCAAGTTCGCTTAGACCATCTAAGTCAAAGAACTCAGCACTAATAGTAACAATACCAGTAGCCTGTTGTACGCTAAACAGCTCACCTGCTCTAAAGTTACCGTCTTGGTCAGTACTTGTATAGAATACCCTACCACCGCTTTCTTCAATAACTTCATTTTCTGGTGCAGCAACAAAGTATGCACCGTCGGAATATACATCTGGATAGTTTGTAGTAACAAAGTTACCTGTTCCTACATCTAAGAAGTCGTGTCCAGAAATACGACACTGTGAGTATTTTTCACGAACTGTTATTGTAGTACCGTTTTCTAAGTTATCTGAATTTTCAATTGCGGGTGTTAGTTTAATACCAGCTTTTAATTTACCGTTGTCATCAGCCCCAAGTGGTGTAATCTGTTGTACAGTGTAAATCTTTAGATCGTCTTCTTGGTCGGTATCTAAATCAAATATTGTAGCAAACAAAAACTGTGCTCCAGGTCCTGGATAAACTTCTAAGTTGTCTACTACAATGTCTGCACCAATTGGATATTCGTCTGAAAAACCATCGCCCGATATAGTTCCTATTGTGCTAGATGTTCTATAACCAAAGCCTCTAAATACAAAGCTAGGCTGTGCAAGTACACCGTTGCCTATTCTATTTTGTAATAGTACTTCTACAGAGAACAAGTTGTCTACAATTGAAATCACAGGTGGATTTTCGTCTGAATAGCCGCTGCCTGGATCCCAAATCTTAACTTCGCTGAACACACCAGTGTTGATGTTAGCTCTTACTTTTGCTCTACATCCTGTATAAACTTCAGCAGCACCGTCACCAATATCATTTTGTGATACAAGTATCCATCTACCTACACCGTTGTAAGATCCAAATCCACACGATCTATAATTTTGTCTAGGTTGTGGAATATCTCTACCTGTCCAAAGAATACCATCTTCTGATGTAGCACAGAATGTTGTTGGGCCATCTGTTGGATCTAGCCCAACATTTCTGTTGCCTGTATCACCTACAGCAAAGAATACACCTTGTGCATATCTTAGTTTTAACCAGTTATGATGTGAAGATCCATCTTGCTTTGGCATTGTTGCTGATACCCAAGTTTCGCCGTCGAAACTGTAGGCCGCTTCGCTGTTTTGCCTTGATATTGCAACATATCTGTTGTTACCGTAGGCAACACTTTGCCAATCTGTAATTGTTGGCAATGCATTTTCGTATACTGTCCAAGTTCCTGTGCCGCCTGTTGGTGAAGTAGCAATAACATTGTCTGCTTGAGACATTACTAAGAACTTGTTTTTACCGTATGTAATTGCCTTCCATTGGGTTGCTGTTGAGTCTCCAACACCTGTAATGTCTGGAAAAACATTTTCAGTCCAATTAATACCATCTTCTGATACTGCATATTCTTCTGAATTAGATGCAATTGCTACGAATTTTCCTTTAGCATAAATTACATCTATCCAATCTCTATTTTGTGGCATAAAGCCTCTAGTCCAGTTAATACCGTCTAAACTATATGCCATTCTAGCAGATCCAGAACGTATAGCAACAAATCTATTGTTTCCTGCTGCACACGCTGTCCATTCTCCAATATCAGGAAGTTCAACAGCATTCCAGTTTGTGCCGCCGTTGCTGCTATATGCTGCTTCGTTGCTAGTTTGCATAACAGTAATAAATCTACCATCTGTACCTACACCTGTGCTTGTAAATGCTACAATACTGTTTGTACTATCATTTGATATTTCTGTAACTGTGATTGTAATGTCATTATCAGGACTCACACCGCCAACTGATGCACCGCTGATTTCAATAATATCACCTACTGCATAGCCTGCACCTTCTTGTCCGCTGCGAATCTGTACATCATACGTTTTACCAACTTTATCAACGTCGAAACGTGCTACACTTGGCGGAACATCTAGTGTTTCACCTGATCCAAACTCACCTGCTAAGTCTGTGTAACTTTCAGTTGTACCGCCAAAACATACATCTATCCAGTTACCGTTTCCTGGTAGGAATCTTTGTGTAGCAGTAAAACCTGGATGACTTACAGTCATTCTTGGTTCAATTCTATAGGTTGTACTTGTAATCAAAAGTGCTGCAATATCTGAACCTGCAACAACATGATCCCATCCTGGTGTGTCGTCGCTTTCTTTGTATATTGTTGCAATCTTTGTAACAGGGTTATACGCTTGAATATAACCGTATTGTCCGGTACCAACACCTGAAGTGATAAGCAATCTTTGTCCAACATATTCTTCTGCTGTGCCGTCGTCTGCTGTTGCAAGTGTAATAGTTAGCGCATCACCTGTTTGGGCGTTATTACCTTCTAGAGTATAACCGCTGCCGCCTGCTTTACCAGAATCTGGTGGTGTTAGTAATCTTGATTCAAACAGACCACCATCTCTAAAGTCTTCAAACACAGCATTTGCTTGGGCTCCGGCGCCTGTAAATGCAACTGTAGCTTCTGTATATTCTTGACCAGCATTGTTGTATTCTAGATTTAGAATAAAGTCACTAACTTCGCCTGCAAACACAGAACTAATAGATGCTTGTTGATTTCTGTTGAACACTTTAGCAGTTCTTGGTACTTCGTCTGGATCAATACCTTCAGCAACAGCACCGTAACTTCCGTATGAACAGTTACCGTTGGTTGCTCTAATTACGCCACCGTTAGTTGCTAGATATCCAACTTGGTTATAATATGTAAACACAGAAACAAGTTCTGCTCTACCGTTGTAGTCAATCCACGCACCGATACCATCACTTAGTACTTGTGTATAATCGTTAGCAACCATAGATCTGTTACCGCCGTTGTGCAGTCTTCCATCTACTTTCATACCAATACACGATGTGCCAATTGTTGTTACACCTTGTATATAAGGAGAACGTGTCATAATCCATGTGCGTTCGTCGTTTGGTCCCCAACCTGGATCTAAAGATGTATAGGCGCCTGCTGTAGGTCTTTGGAAGAATTCAAAAACACCTGGAGGATTAAGAACTCCGCTTAGACCTGTTACTGTACATTGTCTTACACCTGTTGCATCTCTACAGTAGAACATGTCTTCTAGCTGGCTACCAATTACATCATTTGTATAGTGTCTCGCTGCAAGTTTTGTTTTGTAGTTTCCTGGATATAATATATCATATCTCAAACCTTCTACAAGTTCAATCATATCTGCATTAACTTGTGAAGTTTTGTAATCATAGTATTGTTGTACAGTTTTAACTTCGCTTGTTAAGTTTACTGGATCGCCGCCAGCTGTTAAAGATACTTTAAATGTAATGTTATCAATAATATCTTGTACATAATATCTTTTGTTTGCTTCTAGTCCACCGATTGTATCAGTAAATTTAATAGGTAAACCAACTGTTAGGTTACCAGTTGCACCAACTAGCCAATTTTCTGCTCCGTTAGAACTACTTACATCTGCTCTGTAAACAGTGTCTAAATATGCTCTTGCTTCTGCAATAATAAAAGGTCTGTTTACACGCAAAATATCTCTAGCGTATATAACTGCTGTGTCTGTAGAAGCTGCGTTATCACCTTCTGTGTCTGCTACTGTACCTGTACCGTTAATATTAAAGTCAAGATAATCTGTGTAAGTATCTAACAAAACTTGTACATTATTGATAGTGTTTGCATCACTTGCAGGGAACGTTACATCTGCAGGAACTGTATTTCCTTCTGTTACTTCAAAAGGATTATTAGTTAATAAGTCTGACATTATAGTTCTTAGTCTAGCAATAACTGCCTTTCTGTATTCAACATCAACAGCAAGTTCTGGATCTGCAGGTTTTGCATTAATTGTAGTAGATCTTAATTCGTCTCCCATTACCGCAGTATTTTTTGGAATTGTAATCGGAAGTGTTTCGTCAAACTTACCTGTTGATACGAAAATTTTACATAAGTTACCATTAAAGTTTGTATCAGCGTATTCACAAGCATATCTTACAGTTCTAAAAGGAAAATGTATAGAACCTCTTAGTGGATCTGAGTCATCATCTATACCGTTTAGTGAAACATATAGCTGACGTTCACCTTTGGTGTATTCTTCGTAACCAATTGTTTCATTATCGTCAACCATAAGTATTTGTGTTGGTTCACCAATAGGAACATTTGTTACATCAAATGTTGATCCGTCACCTTGTAATCTACGAGATAAATTGTATGTCAACAAGTCACCTTTGTTGTTCATACCGATTGCATTTCCTGCTTCTATTAGGATATCCCAGTAGTCAAATCCGCTACCGTTATCTCCTGGAAAGTTATTATCAGTTGAATAGTGTTCTTGTGTACAGTAGTATGTGTTACCGAAGAAGTTGATAATATCTCCTCTTCCGTAAGTTTGTTCTTGGTCCCAAGGACCTTTCCAGTTTTGCGTAGGAACAACACGTTCCCAATCATTGTCATCAAGATAATCTAGTGTTGAACCATCGTTAAGCGTGTTTCTTACAGCTCTATATAATTCGCCGCCTCTACGAACAAGATCACCTGTTGAATATGTTGCTGTAGCTTCCCAGTCTCCTCTAAATGCATTTGAGTGTGACACTTTTAACCATATTGGATCAGAATCAACAAAATCAGGCTTTTGTCCTGTGTTTGATTGTAGTGCAAGATATAAGTTACCACCGCTTCTAACTAAATCACCTTCTTGATAAGGATTATCTGCGTTCCAATTGCCTTCTGAATTTTGTCCAGGAAATTCTACATTAAAAAATCTTGTGTCTATTGGTGAAGTGCCTGAATGTCCAACTGTGCATCTCCAAATTGAGCTACCGTATTTTACTAAATCATTCTTTCTATAACGTGTACCGCCTGCATAATTTCCTACAAACTGTACTCCATCTAAAAATACTTCCCACTTACCTGCAGAATCTTCGCCAAACTCATCCTCAATACCAATTAGATTTGATTGGCTTTGATGTCCTACTAAACACTTGTAAACTATACCGTTATATTTTACTAGTGCATTTGGACCGTAGTATGTATTTTGTGCCCATTCTCCAATAAACTTGTTTCCAATACCTAGCACACTCCAGTTTGTTATTTCGTCGCCAAACGCGGCAGATACGTGAGCGCCAACACAATAATAAAGTGTACCTTCGTATAATATTACATCACCAAGTCTATAAGCTATTCCTAGACCCCATTCGCCTACAAAAGTTGACTTACCGTCTGTCATTACTTTCCATTTTGGCTGAGGCACAGGTGGTTCCGAGCCTGGTAATATAAAGTCTAAGTCAACGTAAAAGTCTGAGTCAGCTGTATGTGTTACAATACAAACATATGACTTTGCACCGTGACGTACAACATCATCTCTTTTATAACTAACGAACGGTACCCAGTCGCCGGTCCAGTTGTACTTAAATCGTTCTAGATTAAACTCTGCCATTTATAATCCCCTTAGTATCCTTCTGCTGATATATTTTCAGGATACTCATATCCTTCACTAATTCTTAAAATAAGTTGTCCATCTGTGTCAACATAATATAAAACTGATCTACCATCCCACTTAATTTGAGGATATCTCAAATTAGGGTATAGGAAATCATGATCTTCGTTGATGCCATCTAAAAAGTCAATACCTTCCTCAAAATCTGGAAAGTTTTCTGCTGCTGTACCCAAGTCGTTAATTGTAACAGTTTGTTCTTCGCCACCTTGCAACTGGTCTGATCTAATCAAAAACAATTCGCCGTCATCATTTCTACGCATTCCGTAGAAGTAACGCTTAATAATTCCGTTTACAACATCTTGTGGACTATTACCTACATAATATGACATCTTATTTTCCTTATGTAATCTCTACGTAACTTAGTACAGCATCGATTGAATCGTTAACACTTGCTTGTATAAGTAATTTATTTTCTGGTGCAACAATTAGTTTTTCACCTGTTGATACTACACGCAAACTTGTATTTGCTGGCAACAAAGTATCTTTCAGGTAGTAACCAGTTACACTTGTATCATCTTGAATTAAAACACTGCAATAAACAAAGGATGTAGTTAAGTTAGTTAAACTTAGTCCTATCACTGTTGCCCTGTTTGCTGGAGTTGTAGCAAGTATTTCAACTGGCTTTAACCCTATTTGTTTTATTACGTTATTTCTAAAAAATGTTGCCATATCGTTATCCTAGTATCAGTACTGTTTCTACAGCCAAGTATCCTGCGTCGATTGTTGTAATAGCACCTGTTTGTCCAGCAACTGAACTCCATTGAAGTCCATCATATGCTTCGACTCTTCCGTCTGCCGTGTTAAATCTTAACATACCTATTTCAGTAAATGCTGGATCTGGTCTGTTAAGGTTATCACCAACTGGTATTACAAAACCGTTTGTGCCATCTATTTTAACATACCCTGTACCGTTGTTTCTAAATTCTGTTATACTATCAGTAACAGTGTTTGTTATTGTATTATTATCAAACGCAAAGTTTTCTAATAAAACTGCACCCACGCCTTGTGCTCTAAGTTCTAAGTCTGTGTCTGTTGTAACAGTAGTTATCACATTTGTATCTATTTCAATGTCATCTACGGTTAGTCTAGGCACAGCCAGTCTAGTTGCATTTAAATCTGCAACTGTTGTGCCAGAAACATTAAATCTTATAATATTGTCGTTAGCACCTTGTGTAAGTTCTGCTGTAATTGATGTGTCGCCGTCTAAGTCAACAACACCGTTTAATTGTATCCAATCGCTTCCGTCATAACCTTCAAATCTATTAAGTTGACTATTGAATCTAACTATACCCGGTGTTTCTGTTGGACGTTGTGACGTATCGCCTACAGGTAATTTTACAGCACCAGTTGTTGTAATTTTTACAAGTCCGCTTGATGCTGCTAAGTTAATATCTGTTGTGCTAGAAATTGTTACATCATCAATTGTAAGATTGTCAATGATTATGCTGCCTGTTCCACTGGCACGTAATTCTAAATCTGCGTTGGATGCAGTTGTTGTAATATAGTTGTTTGTAATTCTTACATCATCTATGTCTATTTGATTTGCCCACAAGTTTTTCCAAATTCTTGAAGCATTTCCTAATGTGTAAGCAGTGTTTACAGCAGGAATAATGTCACTGTCTATACCTGCAATAAATTCAATTGCATCAGTATTTTCGTCACCAATTGTAATATCGCCGCCAATTGTTACATTACCTGTTACATCTAAGTTTCCTGTAATATTAACATTATCTAATAAATTAATTTCTTGGCTTGCTGCTGCAACATTAACTGTACCTGATAAACTTTCTAATGTGTTTCCGCTTAGTCTCAAGTTTCCTGTATCAACTTGATTACCGTCTATAAATGTAGTGTTTGCGCCGTCTGTAAATGTAATACCTTGGCCTGCTGCAACATTAAAATTAGAAGTTGTAAACGTTACTGTACCTGTCTCTTGGTTTACATAAAACAAGTCACCTACTCTAAAGTCGCCTTTGTGGTCTACAGAGTTATATCTTACTTTTGCACTATCTAATTCAATTACTTCGTTTGCTTGTATAACTGTTGTAGGGTCATTAGTTACATCTTTTCCGTTGCCAATATATGCAAGGTTTTGTCCAATAGCGTAAACAATTACACCCGGACCGTTACCCCAAATACCATAGTTACCATAAACACTAGCACTACCGATCATACGCACTTCGGCGCCAAAGTCTGTGTAGTCAGTAAGTGTAAATCGTGTTGCTGTTGCGCCGCCGCTAAATCTAATATCCTGTGCGTAAACCACTTCATCTTCAAAATCTGTTGATGCATTAGTTCCGTTAAATCTTAACAACAATACTGTTTCAGGTGTTGCATATAAATTTACAGTAGGTGCAGTAAAGTTTGCTGTATATTCAGCTTCTCCTTTGATGACTCTAAAGTCATCTATATTACCTGCAAGTGCATCGTTGCCGTCATGCTTTGCACCTATAAACAAAGGTTTTGCAGAACCGTAGTCATTGCTATCAGTATATGTACTACCTACTTGTGTACCGTCTACAAATAGTTTTGTATTTGTACCTTCTCTTGTAAGTGCAATATGATGCCATGTTGTTGCTGTTATTGCAGCAGCCCCTGTAATTCTGTTTGCACTATCTGTATAATAATAGATGCTTCCGTTATTTGTATATACTACTGGAGCAACGTCGGTGTCAACAGATGCTCTAAAATCAAATATGTTTTGATCTGTTGCAGGAATTGCATCTGCATATACCCATGCTTCTACAGTAAAATCTCCTGTACCGAACCCAAAATCATTTTGAGGTTGTACACTAGCATAATCTCCAGTGCCATCTAAACGTAAACTTGCAGTTCCGAATTTCTTTTCTGAAGTATCAAGTTGTGCATCACCGTTGGCTGCTATTTGTTTACCTAGTCTTTCTTCAGCTGTTTCAAAACCTGTAACTTTTCCTGAAACAAATATTTTACCGTCAGCATCAATGCTGTCAATTGTACTAGTTCCTAATACAGTTACACCGTCATAATCATAATATGTAATTGTTTCGCCAGCAACAAATGCTCCAGTTACATCTGCAACACGTAATGCTGTTTTACCAACACTTGACTTACCGCTTACACCGTCTAAGCAATACACACCTCTGTTAGCAAAGTATGTAAAACAGTTTAACCATTCGACTCTTACACCGTTTGTAAATGTTACTGCATCAACACCTGGGGTAATAAACGTAACTGCGTGGAACAAAATGCTAACTTCGTTTGAGTTAGGAGTTGCAACAGAGCCATCAAAATAACCGCCCTTACCTGCGTCACCTGCATCAAATCCTCTCGGATCGTCTGCTGTTGTTACTGTTCCGCTTGTAATTACTGTTATGTTTCTTAGATAAGGTGAACGTGTAGTTACTTCAAAGCCAGGTGCATATTTAAATGCATACCCTGTATTGTTTCCGACATCAAAGTTAAATCCAGTGATAGTTACTTCTTCAATAGTTGTTTCACCGTTTAGTAAAAATGCATCTTGTGTAGATGTTCCTGCTGTAGGTTGAATAGTAACACTTCTTAAACTGTGTCCGTGTACAGTTACGCCTACTGGTATTGTAAGTGGAAATATTTCTTCGTATACACCAGGAAACAAATAAACAGTGTCGCCTGCTGTAGCAAGTGTAAGTGCATGTTTAAGTGTAGCAACTGGATCTTGTGGATGTGTTCCTGTAAGTGTATCATCGCCGTTTTCTGCTACATAAATTGTGCTTCCTGGACGTAGTGCTAAATCAATTCCATCTACTGTAAGATCAGTTGTAGCAACACTTGTTGCATTAAATTGATTTACATAAACAGCACTCCATTGTGCGCCGCCTGAGTCAGGGTCGCTACCTAAACTATAAGTATTATCTGCATCTGGTATAATATCACTTGTTACTTCTGCATTAAACTCAATATAATCTGTGTTTGCATCACCGATTGTAATTTCGCCATCAGCAGTAATACTACCAGTTGCATATATGTTACCTTGTACAGATAAGTTAGAATGTATTTCTACTTTACCCGTTCCGTTTGGTCTAAATTCGATTGCTGCGTTTGAATTTTGTGTGCTGATTACATTGTTTTCTAATGTAATCTCATCAATATCTAATTTGTTTTGATAAACAACATTGTCACCGGTACCAATTGTTAGTGTACCGTTTGTTGTTGAAATTGTATCACCAGAGAATTGAACGCCGTTAAAGTCAGCGAAACTAGTAATTTCTACTGTTGGTGCTCTAACTATGCCGGTAACATCTAAGTCGTATTCAGGAGAGCTATTATTCACACCTATACGGTTGTTATTGACATCTAGATAAAGTAAGTCTGTCTCAAAAGCGAGGTCTACTCCATCACGGAGCAAGTTTGCCTTTAAGAGCGGACCAGATATTCGACCAACTGCCATCTCTTCTCCTCAATACGGGGATCCTGTCCCTCTAGCCTAGTTTTCATCCCTCGGGCTCTTTGCCGGCTAACCACAGTTTCGACCTGCAAATATTGGTCTTACTTGCATTAATAATATTTATCTAATTTAAAGAAAAGGAGTGTGTTACCCTAGGATAAGAGACCAAACGTTAGAAAAGTCTTCCATAACTTCATTTGTAACTGGGTCTTCTTCTAAACCAGTACTTGCAATCCACTGTGTTCCGTTATACACTTCTTCTTGCTTTGTACCAATGTTAAATCTTATAGCACCTTCTACAGGAGCAATAGCATCTTCTACTGATATTCTTAGTGCAAGATCTGTCAATCCAAAATTGTCATTATCGTCTGATGTAAGAACTGTTTCATGAACCCTAAATTTAACTGCACTTGTATCAATAATAACTTCTGCACGGGATGCATCTATATTAAATCGCAATTCCCACCAATTGCCTATGCCTACACTATCAAAAGATATTGCACTACTAGGAGAAACTAGTACATCAAACCCTGTTTTAAAATCTACTTCAGTTAGAGCTGCTGAAATATCTACGTTTGTAAGATTTGAACTAGGTATCCATTGATCTGTATCGCCAATATCTTCAGTTTCGCCTATTCTATAAGTGACTCCATTTATAGTGACATCTACATATTCGTTGTTATCTCCAAAGTCGCCTCTAAATTCAACTGATGTAATTGTTGCATTATCTGGTTCAAAGCCTAAAAGGTCTTCAATATTAAGTCTAAAACTTTGATTTGGACTATTATCACTGCTACCAAATTCTGATGACTGTATAGTTCCACTAGCTGCTGGAACATTCTCACCAAATGCGTCTAAACCTAGTAGTATTTCAAAGTCTGCCCAATCCTTTGAATCATCTCCAGATGCAATAGTTCCTAAAGTTGTCCAGTTTGTATTATCTGTTGTAAACTGTAATTCTAAAGTTTCTAATTGTTCCGGTCTCTCTCCGCCATTTGTTCCGCTACCTACAATAACTTTACCACTAAAGCCGCCGCCGCGCCAGTTGGATAAATCGTATGTTGTTGTTTCAATACTTGTATTTGATGATCCTGTAAACAAGTAGTGCGGATATGTAGCAAACCCATCATTATTTGTTGATCCAATGCCTGCAGATTGTACAGTTACACCTCCTGCAGAAGTTGCAAAAATATCTGAATTAGAAACTGTTCCTGCTACAATAGTAGCTGTACTTACATCGTCAATAGCAACAGAACCTGTAGTTGGTAGTGCTACACCGTCAGTTCCTGTAAATTTAACAAATCCTCTGTCGGTACTATAAATTGTCATTGCACCTGCGTTGTTATCGTTTGTGAATATGTTGTCTCTTACATATTCTTGACCGTTTAGCAATATAGATTCGTTTGTTGTTCTACGTAATTCTAAATCAGCATTACTATCAACAGTAGTAATCACGTTATCGTTAATAAGAATACTATCGCTTTGTAGTCCTACAACTTCTAAACCCATTGCGTTAACTTGTCCTACTGGATTGTTGTTAACTACAAAATTTAAAGTGTTATTAGTTTTATGTGCAGTTACATTTGTTCTTTGATTATCAGAGTATACACCTCTAAAGGTTATACGTGCATCGCCGTAACCTTCAAATAAACCAGTTTGTGTATTAAATCTAAGTCCACCTGAAAGGTCTTCATCATCGTTTGTTCTAAGTTGTTGTGCTGTAGTGCCGTTTGGTAATACAAATCCAGTAGCTTGAATGTCTAAAAAGTCTCCACCGATATCTAAGTTTAGATGAGAATCATCAAGTGTAGAATCAGCGCCAACAATTGGATATGTGCTTATTGTATTTTCTTTAAAAGTGATATTTTCTAGTGCTACAACACCTGCACTATTGCTTAACAGTTCTAAATTTGCATTGCTATCTTTTGTTGTAATTATATTATCAAATATTTGTATACCATCTATTTCTGCTTTGTCAAGATATACATCTTTCCATCTGTATGTAGAATTACCCAAAGTATAAGCAGTGTCATCATCTGGTACAAAATTTTGGTTAATGTCAACATTAAATGTTACAGTATCTTGGAACTGATTACCAAAAGTTATTAATTGACCATCAATTGTTACATCACCGGTGATATCTAAATTTTGTAATATGTTAACGTCATTTTGGAAATTGATATTTCCGTCAATTGAATCAACGTTTACATCGCCTGATAAAGAAAATAGTGTATTACCCGCTAAACGTAAATTTCCAACATCTATTTTTTCAGAAGAAAGTATAGTTCTGCTGTTTGTTCCTTCAAGGGTTAAACTGTTTAGCCCATCAAAGTTAATGTTTGAAGTGTCTACACTTGTATTTCCTGTTTGGAAGTTAACAAAGAAAGCTTCACCAACTCTAAAATTACCGTTTTGTTCTGTACTACTGTAATAAATTTTGCCGCTGTTTAATTGTTTTGCAATTTGCGTATAGTCTGTAAGTGTTTCGTCGTTTTCTACATTTTTTCCAGAACCTATATAAGCAAAATTATGATTGATTAGATACATTAAACAGTCTGCGCCGTCTGCTTCTGCACCAACATTGCCGTAAACGTTTGCACTGCCTATCGAACGTATTTCAGCACCGTAGTTAACTGTACTACCGTCTAAACCAACTCTACCAGTTACACCGTTAACAGCATACAATCCTCTGTTTGCAAAATATGTAAAGGAATTTAACCATTCAACTCTACAGCCATTTGTCATTGTAACAGCATCTACACCAGGTGTAATAAATGTTGCTGCATGAAACAGCATTGCAGCGTTTCTACTAATAGCTGTTAGTTCACTACCATCTATATATGCACCGCGACCTGCATCGCCTTCGTTAAAGCCTTTAGGATCATCAACAGTAACAACACTTCCTCTAGTAATTACAGTTACGTTTCTTACATAAGGTGATCTACTTGTAACAGTCCCGCCGGATTTAAATCTAAAAGCATGTCCTTTATTCGCTACACTATCATAATAAAAGTTTTTAATAGTTACATTTTCTACTCCAGATTCTCCGTCTAGTAAAAATACATCTTCGTATTCGCTACCAGATTCTGGAATAATAACAACATTTCTTAAATCGTCACCTCTAACAGTTACATTTGGTGGAAGAATAAGAGGTAAAACTTCTTGATATGTTCCTGCCATTATAGAAACTGTTACCGGGCCGGCGATACTTGCATCACATTTTGCAAGTGCTCCGGCTATTGTACGCATCGGAGCTCTTGGATGATCACCAGTATTATTATCATCTCCGTTAGTATCAACATAAAACGTATTTCCCATACGTTTTGCCATGCTAATACCATTAATAATTAAATCACTTACAACAATTGCACTCTCTGTTTCAATTGAATCTGACCAGATTTGATTCCATCGTCTGCCTTCTCTACCTAGTCTAAATGCATTATTAACATCAGGTAAAATATCACTACGAATTTCATCTCCAAATGCAATAGTATCTTCAGTTATGTCATCACCAAATGTAAGATTTCCAGTAAATTGTATTTTGCCGCCAGCATCTATAGCATCTGGATATGTTCCTTGTAGTGTAAGTAAATCAGGTATAAAATGATCTTTCATATGAGTTAGGTTTTGATCACCTAAACTTCTCCAACGAGCAAATGCAGTTACATCACTTGCTGTTATAGAACCGTCATTATTAATATCACCGTATTGAAATCCGTTGCCTGCAACACTTGTTAAGAACGGATATAAAAATCCCGATGTGTCTCCGCTTACAATTTTTTGAACTTCTTCGATTATAATGTCAAAGTCGGGTTGTGTTACTGCCTCTGCACTAATGTCACCGTAAACATCTACGTTAGCATAACTTCTAACTCTTTCGTTTGTGCCAACTTGTATTATTATATCTTGATCTGTTTGACGAGACATAATTTTGTTGTCATCGATTTCTATTCCTGAAACTGCAATGCCACTTGAACGTATATTTCCCGCCGAACTTATTGTAGTTGTAGGACCTATATTATTTGTAATATTTCCATCAATTGTAAAATTAGGAAGTTCAGCTACATCACTATTCCAATGGGTTGATCTTATTTGTGTAGGAGCCTCAACATCTCTTGCTGGGTTCTCCATATTAACGCCAATACGACTTGTAAGCGGATCGATGTGCAATACTGCTGTATCCGCTCCGGTATTTTTAAAGTTTAAGAAATCTTTACCTGCGTTATTTTCATTGATTTCGATGTTGGCTTTTAAAACACCACCACCTATTCTACCAACTTGTGACATGCTTCTTCCTTACTATATTGTATTTATAGTAATTACTTGTCAAAGTTATGTAGGACTGTGACAGGCTTACCAAAAGGTACAGCAGTACCAAATCTGATATACCAGCCAGCAGTTTTGCCTACAGGATTTTGTACTAATGTGTAGTTTGTTATTGCAACTTGAAAAACATTTTCTACAAATACGAGAATGTTTTGTGCTGCTTCTGGTACTGGAAAATCAGGATCGCCACTGTATAACGGTCCAAAGTCGGTTTCTACTTCGTCTCCAACGCCTAAACTTTGTTGTACAATTCCAGGATCTTGGTTAGGTTCCTTAAATCGTATTTCTCTCCACGCACCGTTTTGATATGCTTCAAGTTGATCGTCAGATATATTGTATCTTACATATCCGTTATCAGGATAAAAAGGTCTATCATTTTCTCGACCTTTAGGTACACGCAAACCCTTTTTGCTTTGCATAATAACTTGACCATTAGAGTCTTGCTTTACACCGCTACCTCTAATGCTTCTTAAGTTAGTAGTTTGCGCTTTCATTAATCTCATATTATACTTCCAAATAACTTACTGTTGCACTTAAATTAGTTGGAGAATCTCCAACAATTACAATTTTGTCACCTGATTCTAAAACAACTTTTTCCGAATCAAATGTAAATGTTTCCCCTGCTGGAAGTTCGAGAACATTAATTACTTTATTTGTATCACTTTTTGGTTCATCTCTTTTAACAAGATGCATATCAAAAGTTGTAAGTCCGTCTTCTTCATGCACCGGATTAGGTACCCAAGTATTACAAACCATAATTGTTGTAATTGCGTATCTAACAGGCGGTTGATCAGACGTTGCAGGATCCCATCCTACAAAAGGATCAGGCACAAGAATTAAATCTGTATCTGTGTTTGCTACTGCTACGCTACTTATTGCCATGTTTTCGTCCTTTTAAAATATCATACTGTAAACTATTGATCTATTATTACTTATTAGTTCACCTCTAGTTTGGTCTTGGTGTTTGAAAAATACACCAGTGCCGCCGTGATCTCTATCTTTAACATATAATCTAATACCATCGCCAGGATAATTAGGTTCATACTGCACTCCAAGTGCTGCTAAATCTTGATCAGGATCATCAATGCTAGGAGTTCCACTAATTTCTAAAACATCTTGAACTCTAACTACACCATCTCCTGGTGTAGATAAAATTAAATCTTCGTTTGAGTTAATAGTTTCAATTTTTGTGCCTTCGATTCTTAGATCATTTAATTCAAGTCTGTTTCCATAAAATTCTGCTACAATATTATTATCGATGCCAAATTCAATAACACTAGGAAGTGTTGTATCTTCATTATCTTTTACTTCAACAAAGGAAGGATCTACAACACCTTCGCCGATTCTTGCTTGGAAAACTGTAGCAAACGCATTAATAATCTCGTCGTCTACATATTTTTTATTTGGTATGTGATCATCGTCTGTTACATTATTTTCGTAATTAGTTGTTCCGGTAACACTTATTACACCGTTGCTTCTATTAATAAGATACAAATCGCCGCCGCCAGTTGAGATACTTGTACATCTCAACCCAATTGCTCCGCCGTTTTGGTCCTTAAAAACAAACGCTCCAGTTTTCAATGTTGCTGTAGCTGGATCAGTCCATGTTAAATCTTCATCAAAAACCATAAAGGTATCTACAAGAGCACCTCTATCTATTCTAAGACCAGACTCGTTTAAGGTGACACCGACTCCTGCTTCGCCTTCATTTAGTACGATTATATTATCTTTAACCGTCATATTTTCAGACTGAACAGTTGTAGTATCACCTTCTACAACGAGGTCTCCGGTAATACGAACTTGTCCAGTTTCAAACCCTGTATCTAAAATAATGTTGCCACTATTTTGGACTTGGATTTTATAATCACCGTTTGGTATTTTAAGAAACTTAGACATATATTATTACCTTATTATCTTATAGTGCTGTAAGAACAATTACAGTTTCAGTAGAGTCGTCTTGCACTTCCCATGTGTATCTGGTGTTATTATAATCAGTAGCTTTACGTGCTGTAATTTTTTTCAAAGGAATTCTACTTCCTGTTCCGTCAGTACCAAATAAAACCATTTCGCCTGCTGATAATGCAGCAGTTGCTTTATTTACTAGACGGCAAACAGTTTGTGAGTTTGCATCTCCAGCTTTATTTCTTAAAATAAATTTGTTTGAACCTTTTTGTGCAACAATAAATGCATCGTCTACAATACCTGTTGTAGTTAGGTTTGCTTCTGCACGAATATTTTCTTGAGTTTCTGTACCTGCTGCACGTTGGTCTGCTGTTGCAAGGCTACCGAAGTATCTTTTATTGAGTGGGCGTCCCATGTTATATCTCCTTTTGTTTT